AAAATATTATACTATTTCAAGTATAAGTCATCTTATATCTACTTTTAGTACCAATTTCTGGTACAGGGGACTATTTACATTTAATGATAATATTTCATCGGCGCCGACCATACTAACCTTAAGTGCTTCTAATGATTATTCATTTGCATCGACTATAACTACGTTAACAGGTGTCGCTTCTCTATGTTGCTTCCCAAGGAATTATTACGATTTATATAAACACAACGAAGATTTTGATTTTGAGCGAACGATTAAAGATTTAAGATTTCAGGAAATTCTAATAAATGAAAATATATTTTTTACAGATTTTTTAGGATCTATATTTGGTAGCGTTAGCAGTAGCCATACATTATTAGGGAAAACGGTGTATGAGAAAATATTTAATTTTATACAAAACAATAACGACTTGGATTTTTGCGATGTTAATAGTTTAATTAATTTAGCTAACATGGTAAATCAACCAGGACTAGTATTTAATAGATCTCAATTTGAAGGTATACCACAAATAAAACGGACAATTGACTTGTTAAGCACAAGCTATAACAAATTTAGAGGGACGAGAAATAAATTTAATGAAAATTTTGCTAGTATGGGGCATATTGACAAAGAAACG